GCCTTTTCCTCCCCCTAATCTTTTGAGGCATATCTACGCTAATAAACTCTATTTCATTGTTATTTAATTTGTAAGTAAGTTCTGACTTGTTATGTTTGTCAGGATTGTATAGATTATGTTCTTCTAAGATATTAAAGAAGTCTTTATAAGCTGTTCCTTTAAGAGCAGGTAAAGTCTTTCTACATATTGTATACACCTTACCCTGTTCCTGTAGAGCTTTCAGGATGATTAATTGTGCTAAAGAATAAGTCTTGCTACTTCTAGTACCTCCTTGATTTACAACGATTCTAGTATTAGCGTTAAGATTCTTCTGTAGGACTACTGTTCCCTTTAGGTTTAACGATTTCAATTTCTATCTTTTTAATTTCTTCATCATTAGATGTTAGATTTATGTGTTGCTGTTGTATATATCCTCTTTTGTGTCCTTTATGTTGTAAGTAAAATATAATACTTCTTTCTTTTTCTTTTTGTATGTTCTTAAATAACTGACTCTCAACAAAGTCTAGTTTAACATTGTCTATCTCATCTACTTTGTTTCTAAATTCTTCATCTTCTTTATACCATTTATAGAAACTTGATCTACTTATATTCGCTTTAGTACAAGCTGTAGATACTATTCCTAATGAGTTCTCTAAACTCTCTATTAACATTTTTTTCTTTATGTGTTCTTTTTTGCTCATTTTATTAAATTTATTTTATAGTTACTTTATACCCTTTGCCCTTTAAATCTTCGTATAATTCATTAGCAGTAATGGTATCTTTTTCTTTTACTGTTATTGTTATTGGTTTATCTTCATCTATTTTGTCTATATTAAATCCAAGCTCTATTTCTTTAAATCCCCATTCCTTTAAATCTACTACATCAAAATTGCTTAGTAAGTCTATATCCCATTCTCCACCATTTTTATTAAGCCTTACATTTAATTCTCTCTCATCTTCTTCGCTTAGATTTACACTTACTGTAGGCACTTTCTCTGCTCCAAGCTCTCTTAGTATTCTAAGTCTTTGATGACCTCCTACAACTACATTTAAGCGTTCAGGATTGATGTTTATTATAATAGGGTCAACACAACCAAACTTTTCCATAGATGCTTTTAAATCCTCATATTGCTTATTACTAATCTGTCTTGGATTGTATTCAGCAGGATTAAGACTGTTTATTTCTATCAATGTAATTTTCATATAAGTATTTCTTAATATTTTCTAAATGTTGTATTCTACAGTATGTATTAAATTGTTTATCACTCTCTGCTCTATTATGACAATCCCTACAAAGGCATATTAAGTTCTCTATATAATCTCTATTCTTACTACCTCCTAAGCCTCTAGCTTGTATATGATGAATGTCCTGTCCTGGACTTCCACACATCTCACAACCTATGTAATCAGTTTCATCTAAGTAAAAGAATGTCATATATACCTTAGTATGGTTTCTCATTTAAATAGTCCTATTTGATTTATTTTATCTTCTTTATCTACATTTAAAGCAGCATCTAAAAAGTGTTTTCCTACTTTTGGCTCTACGCTATTTCTTAATAATAAACCTGCCTTATATCTTGGTATTGGTATTCCTAAATAATCAGATAACTCTTTAATTGATGACCTAGTAACATCTATATTTTTTACCTGTAAATTACTAACTTTAAAATTAGTCCAATATGGGTGTCTGCCTATTTCAATAGATGGTTTTACTAAATAATCATAATAAGGCTTTACATTTTCTATAACATACTTTCCTTTAAACCAACTGCTTAATAGTATTATTTGTTGATACAAAGATACATCTATATATTTTTTTACTGACTGAGAAAAGCATAATTTTGAATGAGATGGACAAGGAGGGCTACTCCAAATAAAATCATACTCTTGGTAGTTTTCTAATAAGTAAAAATGTGCATCTGTATTAATAACTACATCATTAGGAAATTTACTTTTATAAATTGCTGAAATATCAGGATTTATTTCTATTGCTGTTATTTCGTGTTCATCTCCCCAAAGATGCCTATTACCACCTATTCCTGAATATAAATTTAATATCTTCATACTTTACAACTTTTATCATATACCTTTTTAAGATTATTCATTATTTGTTTATTACAAGGACTACAGCTTTTCCATTCAGGATTAACACCAAATACTCCAACATATAAAGCTGATACTATTCCCCTTTCAGCAGGAGTAAGCATACCCTTTTTATCTACAGCAGGTATTACTTCATCATATATCTTCATCTCATCTTCTGTGAATTGTCTTATATTGCGAAAGTTGGGAAACATTTGATTAAGTTTCTTTCTTCTTTCTTCACATCCACAGTCATCTCCTAATACTTTCTTAGCTAATTTATCAATACCTGTAGCCTTTGTTATCTTTGCTATAGTATCTCCTAAGCCTTTATTTTTATCTGCCATATTTTAAGTATTTAAATGTTATATAACTAATTAATGGTAGTATTAATATTAGTATAAATATATTTATGTGACTTTCTCCACAAAAGCCAAATAAGTGTTTTATAAATTCAATCATTTAATTTTTCTTTTAAATATTTTTTAACTATTCTTATTGATTTTCCTAATGTATTTCTATTAATCTTTGTAGCCATTTGCATAGATGTTAAACTAAAGCCATTTAGATAATATATTTTAAATATCTGTACATCAAACCAATTTAAATTTTGGCACTTTTTATCTATCCAATTCAGCTTTCTCTCCATTTCTTTAAGCTCCTCCCAATTTTCTATTGCAATACTTCCCCCTTTATTAAATATATAATTTTCTTTATATTGTTTCCTGAGCTTATAATGTCTTTTATATTTAGTATAAAAAGGTGAAGTTGAAGAATGGTACTGATTTATCATAACTCTTACGATATAATACAATAATTCCCCCCGATTTATTAATCCATTAATCAACTCCTCCTCTTTACTATATAGCTCTAATATTACCTCGTGCAACAAATCCTCATAGTCAGGATATTTATTAGATGTTAATTTTCTACTAACTTCTGTTAGTTTGGTATACTTTTTGTCTATATATATGCTTAAACTAATCACAATTTAGTTATTCCCATTTCTAACAATTGTTCATATTCCCATAATCCTAGCTTACTGCCCTCTATTTTTACATTTGTTTTATATTTATTATATAATTCTTTCTCTTTTCTATGTATATATTTGTCATAATCTACTCCTTCAAAATCTGTATCTAAATCTCTATATATAAAAGTCTTTTCTTTTTCTCCATCATTAACAAAAAATATAAAACAATGAGTAAATATTTTATGGCTTGGAGTTCTAATGTTCTTAAAAAATCTAAATGGTTTCATTTTTATATGTTTTTATTATTTCAATTACTTCTTCTAACTTATAGCATATTACTGCTTTATATCCTCTAGCATTTAATTTGGCAATCCATTCTTTCTGTTCTTTTGTAGGCTTATTATATCCTACTTTTAATTCAATCATTAATCCATAATATTTTCCATTATCGGATGGCTCAAAAATAAGTATATCAGGCACTCCTTTTGAGTAGTGTTTTGATAACATTCTTTTTTGTTTCCAATTAGACTTACCTAAAAATACTCCTCCAAGAGTACAGGTAAATAACATCCCTGTATATTCTAAGTATGTTACTATGCTATTTTGTAATTCTACTTCTTTCATTTTCTTTTGTCTATAAATATTGTTAGTTGTATTAAAAGTAAATATATTCTTAGCTCAAAATAAGGATGATTTTTATCAGCTTCAAAATGCCTTACTCCAATCATTAAACCATTCCAAATAAAGCTTACTATTATATTCATCTTTTAAGCCATTTAATTTTACCATCATAGCTATTTACTTTCTTTTCATAACCTAAGCTCTCTAAATGCTTGTAATAGCTTCTAAGAGCTGTATGGTCTTGTTCTAACCTTTTAGCAAAATGTATATCGTAATAGTCTGGAAATTTAGGGTCTGTAGTCTTAGTAGTCTTTTCAAACTTTGCATTGTTTCTTACCCATCTTTTGTATCTTAATGATGTATTCCAAGTTTTTTCTAGCTCCCATCTCATTTTTCCTTTATTATTTTCTTCAGTCCAATAGTCTAAAAAATCTTCTATAAATTCTTTAGGATTTAATTCTTTAATATCATTTAAAAATTTATCCTTTGGAGATATACTATTATTATTTTTTATTATTACTTCTTTATTATTATTAATAGTTTGTAAGTTTTTTAAAGTCTTGTTATTAAAATTCTCACATTCTAGTATTGAAGTTTTTTTAATACTAGAGTTTAAATTTTTTAATATCTGGGATTCATCTATTTTAAAATATAATTTAGCAGGTACACCCTTTCTAACTACTTTTAGTATGCCCCATTTTGTAAGTGTTGCTATAGCTTGTTTAATTTGATAGTAAGAAAGGGTAGTTACACAGCTTATGTTTTCTGTAGTACAAAAGAACATTCCATCTTTTAATTGTCCTTGTTCTTTAAAGTAGTTTTGCTGTTGGTATAAGTGAGATAGTACAACATTAGCATCTATCCCAAAGGCAACTAAAAGAGATTTATTCAAGATAAGAAATGGAGTAGATGCTAATATTGATTTTTTCATATTGGTTTTTAAATATATAATATATTTTATATAATTGTTAAGTATAGTATATATTAGTTATTAACATAGTATTGTTAAAAAGGTACTTCAACAGGTTTCTTTTTATTTAAAACCCATTCTTCAAATTCTTCTGCTGTTCCTATTACTTGCGAAGTGGTACAGCTAGAGCCTGAATGAAAGTCCACTGCTGCCTTTAACATACTCTGCCTAATGATATACTTTTGTCTATCATCATTATTTGTATAGTTAGTAGTAAAACCTCCACCCTCTGGAATGATTTTAATAGAGCCTTTCTCGTTCTTAGAATAGTTATATTCTTTTCCTATTTCTAATCTATGATCCTCACTCTTTTTAAAGATAGTTCCTGTAGTTCCATCTTCAAATTCTACATCAAACTTGTAAAAGTCTTTCCAATTACCATTAGCTTGAATGTTTTTTAATTTTGATTTTGACATTTTATTTAGTATTTAATTAATAATTCGTTAATATCCACATTTAGTATATTACATAATTCTAACAATTCTGATACTTTAAATGTTCCAGGATTCTCAATTTTATTTAATACACTAGGGTATGACAACCTTAATTTATCAGCAAGTTCTACCTTTCTGATTTTATTTCTAATCATTAGCCTATAGATAGATTCTCTTATATCTTGACTAG